GCTTTCGCAACTGTCTGTAAATCCTTCTGGTAATTCCCCAGCAATACCAAACTTAAACTTGTAAGTCTTTTTTGCTTCTGTTAGGTAATGTTCAAATGTCTTCATTGTCTTTCCTTATATGTTTATTTATCCATGTTTTTCAATTTATTAAGCAAAGAGTTACGGTCCGTTACTACATATCCTTCACCGTTTACGATGTTATCACCTTCAATTCCACCTTCTTTATCCTGCTTTTCTTTACGTAATTGCAGTTCAACCATCTTAAGTTTGTTCTGTAGCTTAACAGTTTTGGCATCTAAGTTAGTTTTAAGCATCTGTCCTGCAACTTCAAATACACGACCACTATAACGTGATTCTACGTTCATACCCAAATCCATAAGATCATCATATGCAGTCATGGCCTTATCAGCTACTTCATTTAGCTCTTTATCTGCTAATTCGCCTAAACCCTTTACCTGTGGTAGTGCCGCACTGATTTTATCCAATTCAGCTATTTCACGGAAGTCTTCTTTTTGCTCAACTACTGCTTTCTCTTTTGAGTCAGCTTTTTCTTTTTCAGCTTTTATTATTTCCTGGCTGTCAGGTAAGTTAAGCAATTCTTCTAATTTTTTGGTCATATTGTTTGTCCATTATATGCTACTATTATTTATCAACCTTTTCGGGTGCCCTGATGAAAAATGTCTTTTTCGGTAATCACCCTAAAAAAGATCTTCTTATTCTTACACCAATGTCTTGCGGCTTCCCATTTTGCAACATTCTGTACGTACTGTGCTTGTCTAAACCTATCCCTACCTACTTCCTTTAACTTCATTTGGTTTTCAGGTTTTACTTCTATAAGTTCTGCGTGTTGTTTACCTTTAGCATCTGTATATTGTATTAGGAAGTCAGGAACATATATTGTCATTTGTCCTGTTAAAGGATTTTTGTAAGGTATCTTTACTGCCTCACTTGCCCATTTACTTACACTAGGTGATTCATCACAGAATTTCATAAAAGCAAATTCCCAACTCGATCTATATAATGGAGTCTTGTTACCCAAGTACTTGTCTGGGTGCTTCATGTTGTATCTGCCTTGTGCAAACTTCTTTGCCATGAGCTTATACCAGTATGTTTCTAGTTTCTAATTTATTCTGGGATTGGTCTACTTTGTAACCTAGTGAACTAATTTTTTGTCTTGAAAAGTTTAATGTTTCTGTAACAACTTGTGACAGTTGTATTTCGTCAAAGCCTTTTAATGTATCTAGTAATTCAAAAACTTTTATATCATCTAACTTTGCTTGTTTCATTAGTACTGCACCAATTGTTTGTGCAGATAATTTTTCAAAGCCTCTTGCTTCAAAAAATCCTACTACAGCATCAACTTCGTTTGAAGGAAACTCTAAAGGTGCTGAATAATATTCGTTAAAAAACTTTTTAACTTTTTCTGTTGTTGTTTCTTTTTTTGCTGGAATGTTTGGCATTATGTTAACATACCTCCACCTGCATCATTAAAATCATATTTGTTATTTTTACTTATTGAATTTAAATTACCTTTGGTTACAGCATTGAAGGCATCCTTGGCGGCCGAAGTTGCACTATTCCAAGCAGTATTAATTGCATCTGGATTTGCATCACCGCCTGCGGCCAAGTGTGCTTTTTTAAATCCTTCTGATTTTGTAAGTGCGTCTAGTACACCTGGATTATTGTTAACCAATGATGTTACACTACTTAATGATCCGCCATTAAGTTTACTAACTACTGCCGCACCGGCTGATATACCTGCAACGGCTTCTGTAATATTTAAGTTACTTGTCAAGCCTTTAGGAAATGCTGTGTTGGCAACACCACTTACATCAATGCCTCCTGCTTTACCTATTTGATCTTTTAATATACCAAAGCCTTCTGAACGTAGTCCTTCTTTAGTTAATGCTTTTGCATTACCTATAACACTTCCAGTTTTTAAAACTGTACCTAAGAAACTTGCTGGAGAACTAAATGCTTGTCCACTTGTAATGTCTCCAAACACATCTGCGGCACCTGCCGCAATTCCACCTTGACCAAACAAGTTAACTGCACCGCCACCTGCTAATGAATTAGGTGATGGCATTTTATCATAGTGTCCACTTGCCGCACCAAACATCTTAGGTGAAGCTCCTTCTTCAACTCCGCCTCTTGCATACCATACAGTTTCGTATTGAATCTGCATTGTGTTTTGTACAGGATCACTTGAACTGTTTTCCATTGTGTCATGAGCCCATTCACCAATGATAGGATTTACTAAAGTGAAACAAGTATATCTATGTCTAGACATTTGATAGATTTGTATACTTTCAAAGAAGTGTTCATGACTGTCGTTGTCTAGTCCATATCTAAAATGATTACCGTCAGCTTGGTATGTATTTGATCTTTGATAAGCACCAGATGATGTAACAGGATCTGAACTACCATTCAATGAAGCATAGTTACCATCTTTGTAATAATAACGATAGTAGGCTTCCCACATAGCAGTAACCTGTCCATAGTTATCATCATGGAATACTATGTTGATAGGATCATAGTCTAGTCTTGTTTGTAAGTTTGCTTTTTTATTGTATTGATGTTTAAGTGTAGTGCTAACAGAATACTTAGGTAAATCAACACTCTTTACAAGCATATTAATTTCTGGTGTCTTCAATTGAGGAATAATCTTTACCGCAACTGGATTTAAGTTGAAACTTACGTGATATAAAAATTTATGTTTTGGACTTAATCTATGTGCATCATCTACATATAGTCTGGCCGCATGAGCAAAGTCCGCCATATTCCCCTTAGGGCTTAACGCACCACTAACTACATTGTCCAAAAATCCATTTAGTTTATTTGCCATACTAGTATTTATCTAAAAAATTAAGTGCGTATAAAATACGAAAGGGACTAGTTAAAAAACTAGCCCCCTTCAATATTCAGGAAATATTATGATTTAGTTACGTATCTTACGTAGATCCGCCACCTGTAATTAACGTATTAACAGTTCTACCTACTGCTGTTCCTACGCCAGTTCCTTGTGGTGTTTGAATTGCGTTATCGTATCTAATAGCTAATGCTACAGTTACTGGATCGTTAGTTGCGTATGCTAATGTATTATAGTTAGCACTTTCTAAGTAACAACCGTACAATTCAAATGTTTCTAAAACGTTTGCTGTGTTGATTCCGTTACCACCATCAAGTATTTCAATTCTTGTAACGAATTTGTAATCGCTACCTGAAGCCGCACTTGATTGTTCAAAGAAATCAAATTGTTTCTGTAGTTGCTCACCAACTAGTTTCTGTACGTTGTTTGAAACATCTTCTCTTAAGTTTAATGTAACTGGTTCCCAAGTATGTTTACCTGCTAGGTATACTCTTGAGTTGTATACATCAACTGTAATCTGTTCGAAACTTACGTTTGGTCTAGTTACGTCTACAACCTGTTTTGTTAGTTCTGTTGTTGGTGTTGATACCCCAAAGTTTTCCAGGCTCACTCTAAAGCGATACTGGAGCTTCGGCATCAACAAGCCCTGATTAGAACTAGATGCACTAGAATCTAATGGGACTGTAATTTTTGAAAGTGTTGAAATTGCCATTTAATATCTCCTGTTTAAACTATTTATCCTTTTATAGTTGTGCTATTTCACCTGTATTTTTGAGTCTCAACGGAATGTATATAAACTCAACTGCTTTAACCGGCTCAATCGCTATATCTAGGTAAAGTTCATTTCTATCAATTCTAGATGGTGTGTTGTTACTTTCATCACACACTACTAAGAAGTCATATAATGCTCTTTGTCCTACTAGTTCTAGCATTAAGCTATCTGCTTGAGCTTTGATTTCATCTCTTGTGATTTTATCATTTGGCTCAAAGATGTAAGGTTTAGCAAGTTTATCTAACTGTCCTCTTAGGTAAATTACTAGTCTAGCAACGTTAATTCTATCTAACGCACTAGCATTTTTGGCTCTAGTTTTTTGACCATAGTTGACAAGTCCCGCACCTGTTAAGAACGTAATCGGGTTAATTTTATTGCTGTACAATGTGTCACGTTGCCCAGTGTTTAAAGCTACTGCTTTAAATTCACCTTCTGCATCAATGAAACCTGCACTTGAGGCGTTAGTAATTCCACCACGTCTTGTTCCTGCTGGAGCAAACCATGGAAACGAAACACTATCGCTTAATGCTATTGTTCTAAGTATACCATGCGATGCTGGAACAACAATGTTTTTACCTGCATTATCACTTGTGAATAAGCTAGGATAAAAAGTTCCCATATACTCATCACTTGTTACTAATCCATCATCGTTATCTTCAACTGCAAGGTTTACGTTAGTTGCATAGTTGTTAATTGTAGTTGCATCAGCACTTAATCTAAATGGTAAGTCACCAACAACAAATGCTGTTAAGCCTCTGTCTGTGTTTAATGTAACCATTTCACCAATTAGTTCTGAATAACCTGGGCAAGCCATTAAGTTAAAGATTCTTGATTGATCGTCTCTAATGTCTTGGTTGCTGTTAACCATTGATTGTAATGATTGTATAACAACTTTACGTTGAGCTTTTCTACCAAATGAACCTGAACCGTTTGCCTGGTTAGCTGATTCAGTTACCCATCTGTGTGCGTAGTATGAAGCCATTGATTCGTTGTTGTTAAATCTTGCATTGTTACCTGCTGTATCAACAGAGTTTCTAACAAATTTCTTAACGTTAAATCCAGAACGTCTTAAGTTCCAAAGCAA